CCTCTAATTGTTTTATATCCCATTCATTAGCCAGTATATCCCAATCCCATTCTCCAAACCCTACATTATCTTTTACAATAAATTCTTGTTGCTGTTTCTCTGTAAGGTTATCCGCTTTTAAAATATACACCTCATCAAGCCCGGCCTCCTTACAAGCCTTTAAACGCATATTGCCACCTAGTACAACCATATCGCTATTTACTACAATAGGGCGTAATTTTAACATTTGCGGAAATTCCTTTATAGATTTTACTAGCTTGTCAAACTTATAGTCTTTTATAAACCTTGGATTGTTTTCGTTTGGCTTTACCTTATTAATTTTAACTAACTCCATATATATAACGTATTTAATTTATTTATTTCCTAACTTTAAATTTAGCAGCTTTTTTCTTATTGCTTTTCTTTTGTCTCCGTTTGGCAGCTTATCTAATAGTTGCTGTAATTTTTGTATTAATTTTTTTCTGTTCATAGTTGTTTGCATAAAATGCCATTCTTTTTTAATCACGTTGCACAATTTATTATTTCATACTCATTTTTATTCTTTTTCCAATCAAATGATTTTAAAATTACAGCCACCCTTTCATCATATATTTTTTTTTGTGTTCTGTTTAAATCACGATATTTAATTTCATTAATTGTAAAGTTAGAGTTTAATTTTTTTTCTAATTCTTTTACAATATCTACTCTTTTTTCAAGTTTTTTAATTTTTAAATTTGCGGCTTTATATTTATTTTTTATTTCTTTATATTGGTTGTATAATTGTTCTAATCTTGGATATTCTACATAATCTTCATCAGGCAATATTTCAAAATAATTTTCTAATGTATTAAAATATTCTGCTCTATATGTTCTATAAACTTTAAACATTTTTAAAGCGTGTATTACCGTGGCGTGGTCATAAGTTTTTAACTCAGGTTGTTTTTTTATATAAGCTGATATTGCTGTTGGCCCTAAATGAAATTTATCTTTTAATAAATAACAAAAAAATGCTCTATGCTCTATAACATTTCTGACTCTTGTTTTTTCAAATATTTCTACTCCAGTCAAAGAAATTAGCAAATCACTTATTTGTTTTGGCGTTTTTAAAATTGGTATTTCTATTTTATTTTTTTTCATTCTGTCCTTAGTTTTAAAAGGTTATAGCACTCAGTATATTTCTGCCTGGCTTTGCCTTTGTATTGTTGTTTAAATAATTCGTATAATTTTCTTGTATATTGGTATTTGGTTACGCAATCCGTAAAATACTTTTCTGCAAACCTTTTTCCTTTGCCCATAAAATAGTTTACGTTGTCCGCCGTATCGCCCTCTATCATTTGTGAGTAAAAATTAAACATAGCTTGTTCTTCTGTAATGTTTAAAACCTCTTTATGTTTGAAATGATAATTGTAAATTAGGGCCGGGAATTGCCGGTAGTCTTTATCTATTGAGACAATCATAACCTCATCGCGCCCTATATCCTGGCTTATGTTATGCCAGTACCTAGCAACCATATCATCAGTCTCTACGCCATACCCATAAATACTATCGTACTGGGTTTTAACGTACTGGTGCATCTCCTGGAGCAACGGCGGCAACTCTTGTTTTTTTCTATTGGCCTTGTATTTGCTAGTAATTAGTTTTCTAAAATTACCTTTTGAGCCACTAAAACATAAAACCTTATCAATACTATATTTTTCTTCTAAGTCATTTACAATTCGCATATATTGCTCATCAAATTTATTCCTAGCATCTATAATATCTTTGTAATAAATATCATCTTCCGGGTTTTCCCTTTTACGATAGCAACTTGCAAAAATTAAACTATCTGCATCTACTAATAATATCATAATTCTTCTTGAGCCTCTTTAATTAATTTAAGGTGCATTTGCTGCATCTTCTTTTGCTCTTTACACACTTGATTGATAATAAAAGGAAGGTCCCTAAAAAGCTGGTTAACTTCCATTACAAGGGCGCAATCCTCTCCAAAGTTATTATATCCAATATATAACTCTCCATCGCTACAATGTAGGCTATCTGTTTCTCCTATGTAGGTATGCGTTCTTGCGTCCGTTAATTGTTTTTTTAAATTTTCTATTTTCTTTTCTAATTCCTCTATTCTGTTATCTTGTCCCATTTATCTATTGTTATGTTAAGTCTTAAATAATTTTTATTCTTTGCCGGTTTAACCTGGTAGTTAATTGATATGTCTGATATAGATGTGTCAACCTCAGTATAATATTCAATTTGCTTTTTTAGCTTTTCCCAGGCTGCTTCATTAACTTTCATTTTTAACAAGGTTTAAGTTAAAATAGCTCGCTACATAATTAATGTGCTTTTGAGTTGTCATACTCCAATAGCCTAATTGGTTTAAATTAGGGCCATCAATTTTAGCAACAATAGTTGTGTAGCTCCATACATTGTTTCCTTGTATTTTTAAATTTTGCTTGTACTTTGGTAATGTTCTCATCTGTTTTGTTTTTAAATTAAAGTTTACTTCCACATAAAGGATACATTCTAGTATAAAATGCTTGTCCTTTTTTTATTTTCTTTTTGCTACTAAATATAATATCTTCGGCTGCAACCTCATCTATCCTACCATAGTAACCTATTTCTTTTCTATCGGGTTCTTTTAAAATTGTTGAGCCAATATATTTATCATCAATCATATATTCTAAAAAATATCCTAGCTTTTCAAAATTTGCCATTCTGTTTTGTTTTGGTTAATATGTTACAATATAACACTTATTAACTTATTAACAAAATTTATTTAGGTTTAATATTTATATTTATTCTTACAGCATCATTTTCTTTAAGTAAATAAACATCTTTTAAAAGCCTTTTTTTTGTCCACATTGTAGTATCGGGACAATATTTTTTAACTGGCTCCGGCATAACCAAAGTATTTAGCCAATACATAAAATTACCTTTAGGGTCATTTACAAAGAATATCTTTACAATATCTTTATCTAGGGCCATAAGAGCATCGTATTTATCTCTTTCAAGCATTTTATCCTCATAGTATTTATTACGAAATTTCATCTCTATAACGCATTTAAGACCTTTGCTCGTTTTGCCTTTTGCATCATATCTAGAAAAACCATCTCCGCAATGCTCCAAGTCCCAGCCATCAAGATTTAAAAGGAACACAACCGCCTTTTCCCATTCGTTAATTTTCTTTAACCCCATTGTCCCAAATTATGTTTAAGTCTTTTATCCACGATTTTATCGTTCTAGGGTTACAGGTGCAAGGCCTATGATATTTATGGTTATAGTATTCCGAGTGAAGCTGGCATATCATTTTATACTCCGCATCTGACAAAGTATCTTTTTTTACATTTCTAAAATGTTCCCAGTTTTTAAAATGTTCCTTATTAAATTTTACCATCGCTCTATTTTAATTTCGTTTAATTTTTTTCTTCTTTTACCACAATTACATTTAGTTCCCCAGTGTTTATGGTATTTATCTACCAGCCATTTTATGCCGGTGTATTTTGTAATAAAATAAATAATATTCCCTAGTTTCATAATAGTTTTTTTAGTTTGCTTTTTACTTTTTTATATGTGTTATAAAGTGAGTAGTAATGTATTTTAGATTTTCTAGAAAATTCTGCAATGCTTTCCCCCTCGTTTATTATCTCAAACACTTTTCTATCATACCAGTACATTGTGGATAATTTTTCTTTTATTTTATTATACGGCTCATCGTAATTTATATCCGTAGTTGTTAAATGTAAATTATCAATAGGTACCATAGTAACCTTTTTTCCTTTTCTTTTTAAATCGTAAAACAATGTTTTTAAAGTCTTAAAAATATAATAGTAATTAATTTCCTTTTCGTTGTAATAAATATCCAAACCCTTTTCTAGTTTAAGTTGTATTTTTATATACATTTCCTGAACTAAATCTTCGGCCATTTCTTTATCGCAACCAAATGAAGAAACAATCTCTATCCATTCCTTATGCTTTGCAGCAACTAATATCATTGTTTTTTGTACCATATTATTTTAATGGGTCATATAAATCCCCAACTATTGTTGGCAGCCCTTTTTCATTTACTTGAAAACTAAATGTATCAAAAGAGTAACCCCTACTTCTTCCACACTTTACGGTTGTCCAGTCTTTGTTTACTGTGTTCGCTTCTAAACTTATAACGCATTCCGCTTTTTTTTCTAAAGCGCTTCCCAGGTGTCCGGTACCCAGTTTTGAGCTGCCATAGTTTTGATGTATAACGTTTATTATATGACAATTATATTGTGTACTTATTCTCATTAAAGCACTTACTAGCTGGTTTGTTTGTTCTATATTATTTACATCTGCCAATAAATCAGCAACCCCATCTATAATAACCAAAGACGGCTTATCTATTTTGTCTCTAAGGTAGTACTCGATAAACTCCAAACGTTCCTTAAAACCTATTGTCCGTAGCGCAAAGGTATGATATTTGTCTGCCTCGATAGTGTTATCCATATCAAACGGCCTTTTAAATACTTTGGCGGCGTGCCAATTCCCTTGTTCGGTATCAAAATGTATCAAGTTGCCGCTGCCTCTGTGGCCTTTTATATTTCCGGTATAAATATTTTTACCGCTTAAATATGCGCTTGCTAATAATGATACAAAAAATGTTTTCTTTGTTTTAGGTGGAGCAGTGATAACCGATAAATTACCATAAGTCCCCAGGGCGATAGGTATAATGCTATCCCCTTTATCTGATTGTAAAACTTTTTCTCCATAGCTTAAAGCAACCGGCGGATATTCTATTTTTTTTGTTATATCGATAAAGCAAGTGTCCGCAATAAACTCCATTAACATATTCTGTTCTGTTTCTTTTTCTGTCATTTGTTAAATGTATAAAAAAAAAGGTGTAAGTTAAAAACCTACACCCTTTTTAAATTAGGTTACTTTATTTAAAATGGTAAATCATCACTTGCTGGCTCTGTTAAATGCGTTTTAGTTGCACTTTCAAAACCTGGCTTTTCTTCTCTTTCAGCCAGTACAATTTTATCATCTGTCCAAACTACTTTTCCATTACCTAGATAATTTTTAGCAACCTTTGCTTCGCGTTCCTCTTTTGTTTGGCTGTCCATAAAAGCAACGTTATTTCCATACCTGGTATCATCATTTACTGATATGGTAAAGTTGTACCAAACGGCCCCGTTTTTTCCTTTGATAAATTTTTCTTTTGGCAATTTTGCCACATCAATACTTCCGTTAATTATTGCACTCATAATTTTTAGTTTTTAATTATTAATTTTTGGTAATTCTTGTTCTGCATTAAATTTAAAAAATCTTACTGATGGGTTTCCATCTATAAAATAATTATAGGCTTTTATAGTCATTCCTAATATCCAATAAAAACCTAAAGGCTCTTTATTTGTTTTTGATTTATACAACTTACTATAAAGGTAACTAGTAGCGGTATCTTGTGTTCTTGATATCCCAAACACATTTTTCATAAATTCATACACTTTTGCGTTTGGTTTTGTTCCGCCCAGCATATAAACAATATAACAAAAATTAGATTTACTTAAAACTTTAAATTCTGATTTTACATATATGCTTGTAACTTCGGTTACTATTTTATGCAGCCAATCATAATTTTCTTTACAATAGTTTAAAATTTGCTGGTTTGTTAATTGGTCTATTCTATTGTAACTTGATGCTACTGATGATTTTGAGCCTTTTTTTTCATACTTATATATTAATTTAATAAAAGCTGATATTAACGTTGGGTATTGATACCCATTAATACTAAGTACATCGGCTGAACTTCTATTTTTACCAGTATCGTATGTCGCCATAGATTTTATATTAACACCTTTTACAACTGGTATGTGATATGATTTGCCTGATTTAATAATAGCCATCAATCTATGTTGGCCATCTGTTAATTTCATATTTTTATCAAAAACTATGCTTTCGCCATTTTCTATAAATAAACCCTTTTGCATTTGATGGGTTAAAAATTTTATACTTTTATCTGATTTTGTTCTATTTTTGGTATTGTAGCTTAAATAGTGTTTTGCTATTTCCGGAGTAATATATACTATTGCTACAGATATATCACTGCTTTTTTTTGTTAAACTATTGTACCCTACTCTGTTTAAAATTTCTGTTCTCATTTTGTTAAATATTTAGTTATTAATTTATATTATTTTCTTTTAAAGTCATCGCTTTCATCTTCGCCAAACACACCCAGCTCATAAAACCCAGTAAGTTTTAATACGCTTCTAGATAAGGCCCTTTTTTCTGCCATTTCTGCAACGTACCAACTATTGCAATTTCCATCGTTATATGTGGCACCTTTTAAAGCGCTGCCAAATGTTTCTATTTGTATATCAGGCTTGTCGATGATATGCGCATAGGCTTTTATAACCGCAAAGCTAGGCTCGCACTTTACAACCTCATAACTTATAGCTATGTTTTCTTTTGCTGCAATCTTCTCGATACCTTGTCTTGTAATGATAACATAGTGTTTATGCTTGTAAACATCTGTTTCTGATAATTCGTACTTCTTGTAAAGTGTAACTAATTTTTCTCTATCCATTTTGTTTAAATATTTGTGATACTTCTATTTGTGCTTTTAATTCTTCTATCCTATTACATAAGGCTTCTATCCTATATGTATACTCGTCAAATTTACTCTTAGCAGTTTCTTTTGAATAATTAGTCTCCATTATTGTATATTTAATAATGTTGATTTTGCCATATCTAAATCTTTATAAATATGAAATTGAGCAAAGGCATCTTTATTTAAAACAGCCCTTTTTAGAGCTTGCTCAAGATGTTTAATTTTTAGCTTTAAATCGTGTTTTTGTGTTCTCATTCTGTTTTGTTTTTAAAATTAATATTAACAAATATAGGAAAAAAAAGTTAATAACTCAAATTTATGGGCAAAAAAAAAGAGCCAACACCCTTCCAGGAGCAACTCTCTTTATTTAACAAAACAGAAATTTAAAGATAGTCTTTTAAAAACTCTCCACCAAATTTTTATAATGTTTTATCATATCTTCTAATTCATCGTTAGAATATTTTACTGTTTCTTTTGACTTTATATGTAGTTCTTCCGCCGTTCCATCTCCATATTTTTCATCTAAGTACTTTGAAAAAATAAACTGCTCGCCGTAATTAAAAACATTGCATTTCGGACATTGCACCTGGCAATTTTTTTCAAGCCACCTGGTTGAATAATGTTTACGAGATTGAAAGTGTCCGTTTTGTAACTTTTTCCAGTGGTCTATTTTTTTACAAGTAAAGCAAGTTGCATTACCTAAATGGTCCGCATCTTTTAATCTTATATACTGGCTAAAAATTGCATCTAATTTTTTAACTAATTTACTTCTAGATAGTTTTTTAGATGGCATTGTCTATGGTTTCTATTATATGTCTAAGCTGGCTTTTTTCAAATTCCCCTAGCGACTTATTATCAATAATTAATAAATAATAGTCTTTTCTAACTGCAATACATTTTGTGTTTTCCATTTTTCTATTTGTTTTTTAAAGATATAAGTAATAACTTTACACTTTTTTATAACTTCAAATATA